CCGGGTATTTCGCTTGACCTTCAAACCCTTGTACTTTGAAAGGTACTCGGTTATGAAATAGTCAAGCATAAACTCCCGGGAGTCAGGAGTTGCAATATCGGCTGGTGGAAGCTCCAAAAGAGCATCCTGGTCGTGCTGAAAGCACAACCACACCGATAAGGCCCTTGGTGAATTGATGCGCTCGCAAACGGTCTGCACAACAGACCGCATAACATCGCTGTTCTTGCGGGACATTTCAATCACCTATGCAGGTCAGAACGGGGTGATAAGCGTTTCAACCAGCGCGACGAGTTGAGTCTCGTTTTGCAGGTTGTACGTCATCTTCCTCAGATCCTTACGGTTCTGAAGAGAACACCGTTCTGGCATCACGTACTCCGCAAAAGACCGCGGAACGTACGAGATAGTCGGAGCAGGAGAGATACCCGAAACGGTATTGTTAGTAACGTTTTCGAGTACCGGCTCATGCAAACCGATCACTGCACGGTAGGTACGCTGGGCGGAGTTAGCCCCGGCAGCCGCCGGCCCCGGGCGCTTCAGCTGATAGCTGATGCGCCAGTAGCCGATCGGAGAAGCCTGGGACTGATCTTCGAACCAGAAGATACCTTCCTTGTCAGGGCCAAGGGGAACAAATGTGTGATTCACAGGAGTTCCCTGCGCGTCCGCTAGGACGATATTGCTCGCTGCCATGAGTTACCTCATGTGATAGACCATCGCTGGTCCGAGGTTAACTACTTCAGCAATTGCCGAAGTAGGGCGGCAGCGCTCAAAAGTCGAGCGCTGGACAAATCCGTCGAAATCGACGGAGCACGTGGTAAAGGATACGATAGCAGTTTCGTACGGACGAAGTTGCGCTTTCGACTCCGGCGCGCCGTGTTAGTATAGTAACGTGTGTAGATACCTACTTTGTACGTAAAGTACTTCTGCGTACGTTCGGTACCATCATACGCGTACAGTTCGCTAACATAGCCTCCGTTGAACACGTTGTTGTAAAGCAACGCGCTCTCCAGATTGCGCAAGTACGTCCCTGCATCGTAAAACCAGTCGATGACGAAGGAATAAGGGATTAGCTCCCAAGCTATACTTAAAGGGTTCAAACTCGTCCAACGGGCGAGTTCGAATTCCTTAGGGTAATAGCTAACAGAGAAAGTGCAACTCTGTTTTCCTTGACCTTCCCGATCAATTGGGATGTCATAACCGCCTTCGACTATCTGCCTGACAGCAGTGTCAGACACCTTTATAGGGTAGGTAACCCTAGCCCGTACTGATTGAAGCTTATTCAGTACGATACGGATGGACTCGTCGGCGATATTAAAAACATCACCTACGAGGGGTTTCCAGCCGTATTGCCATTGTAACCACCCATTGGCCAAGTCCTTCGTGCTACCAAGAGAACGAAAGTTCCGAGCATGGGCCAACACATTACCCAGTGCCCGCATCATTCTCGCAGTCGTCCTGGCTTCAGCTAATGCGATGCTGATGTCAAGACCTCCGCGAACCTTATCATTCAACTTTGATAAGGCAGCGTTGTACACGTTAGACCTCTCCCAATCAGGGTGAATAAAGTCCGTACGGACCGTACCACCATAGGGCTGGGGGCCTCTCCACTCGATCGTGTGATAACCTTGATACGTATAGGTCCAGAAGAATGAACCCTTCCAGTCTATGGTATCAAGTACATCGTATGAGTGATTATTAGGGGACTTAAAGTCACCCTTCACAATGGGCGAGCCGGAAACGTAAAACTTCGCGCTTCTGACACCGTCTTGTTGTGATTCATAATTCCCATCGAAATATTTCACACGAGGGTAGTTGAAGAGCTCCAGATTCCTAGATTTCATGGGAGATTAGCTCGGAGGTAGTTGCTGTAGAAAGTTAACAAGGAACCAAATTACCACCATTACCACGATGGTAAAGAGGTCCAAGGTCACCTTGTACATAGACACCTCCGTCGCTGACCACGATGGCCCACGCGGACCACCGTAAAGTACCCGCTCGCCAGCTATTGCGGTGACCCAAACGTTTCGTCATGCCCGAGAAGTTCGCGATGATCGAGAGGGCTTCTTCTTTGGAACTAGCTTGGACGCAGAACGAGTTATCCTGGGCTCCTTTCGGAGCTCCGGACGCCTCGCCCCACGTCGAGCTTGATTCCGTCGAAGAAAACTCAAGATCACGCTTACAACACGGGCATATACGTTCCATTTGGGTTTCACCATGGTAGATGGTTCAGCCAATCGTCGATGCTAAGGTAATTGTAGCAAACGTCTAGCGGTACTTCGAGATACTTGCACGCGACTCCCGCTACCACCAGGATAAGTATCCCAACAAGGGAAGTTATCCCTGCTGTGATAAAAGTTGTCGCTAACATGCTCGCACCTCGTTTCTGCTTCGTTGCCACGTTTACCGCCGCATCGATGTAGGTTGCTTACCCCTCACGGGG